ATCGAAAAGCGTTTAGACCGCGCTGCGCGGTTTGGAAGCATCCAGCACAAAGAACTGAAAAAGGTAAATCGTAAGGCGGCGCGCGTTTACGTACCTATTCAGCGAGCCGAGATTACAAATTACCCTGAGGACATTATAATAAAGCGCAGAAAAAAAGGCGGCGGCACGACAAAAACAATCGTACGTAGCGGCCAATTGAAAGCGTCTATTGGCGTTTGGTTTAGCAAGGGAAGCAATACCGCCATAGCTGGGCCGCGAGTCAATCCGGGCGGCAGCAAACGCTTTAAACGCAAAGTTCGCGAAAGCGCAGACGGTTGGTTCGCTCACATCGTAGAAATGGGCGCACGGCCTTCGCAGATGGAGAAAGGAATGATACCCGGCCGACGTGGGGCACGCTTAAAGACCAAAAACACGGGCGCATTCAAGCGCGGTTTGACCTTAGCGCAACCAGCGGTAAAAAAAGCGCAGGTAAGTTTGTACCGAAGCGAGTTTAAACGATACATGAAATGACTGTAGGAAAAGCGATATACTACCTTTTGACCAATGCGACCGACGTAACGGACGTAGTAAGTACGCGCGTTTACCCGGAAATAGCGCAGCAGGATGCCGATTTGCCCTATATCGTTTACGCCATTGCCAACAACGAGCCGACCGATACGAAGCCCGAACCGTCGAAGCTCGATACCGCGCAAGTTGAGGTTAATATTTACTCGCAAAGCTACACGGAATGCATCGACTTAGCCGTAGCCGTTCGCGCTGCCCTCGACCGCGTGAAGGGTACGTACAACGGCGTTAACGTGCAAAGCATCCAGTACCTAAACGAAGTAATCGACTTCGACGAACCGCAACGCGCTTACAACATTAACGCCGACTACGACGTACGTATAAGCCGCAGCGGTTTTGAAATTGCGCAAGGTTCACCCATTACCGGCGTGGAGCTTGGCGAGCTTTCCGATGTAGATGTAACAGGCGTCACAAACGGGCAACTAATCGCATACAACAGCACCACGGGCAACTGGGAAGCGGCAGACGACGCGGGCGGCGCGGAAACGCTGGACGATCTTACTGACGTAGATGCGAGCGTACCGTCAGCGGGGCAGCTCCTTGCTTACGGGCAGGACACTTGGCAAACCATAGACCAAGACGAATTAACCTTGCCAATTAGTAGCGTCACGGGATTGCAGACGGAGCTAAATACCATACCTGACAATATTGACGATCTCGACGACGTTAAGATAGTTGGCACGCCTAGCGAGGGCGAAGCGCTTGTATACACAAGCGGCTTTTGGTCGCGCGGCACGGCGGGCGCTTCGACGCTGGACGAATTAGACGATGTGCAAGTACCAACGCCAAGTTCAGGCGCGGTGCTGCAATACAATGGCGCATACTGGGCGGCATCTGCTTTGTCTATTCCTTCCGTTCCCAACACGTACTACCACCAACGTTATAGCTCAGAAGCTGGCACATTGCGTTCAGGCGCTACGGAAACGGTCGAACTGTACTATACGGCACAAGCGGACGGCGACGGGTTAAGCGAATCGGCGTCAAGCGACACGCCCACCAGCGGTTACGATATTCGGCGAAAGTTGTGGTACGCTGAGAAAGCGCAGGCCGACCCCGACACGTCAGCCGATTGGACGCAGTTTACAGCCATCGCCGACAATACGACATTCAACAATGCGAAGGCGGCTTTGCTTGCTTACCTGAAGGAACGCACGGGCGGCACGGTTCCGATTAGCCTAAAGATGACGTGGGAGGAGGTAGCGCAAGCGCCCGCGTTTACGGGTCTCTTAAATGAGAGCTACGGAAGCGGAGCAGAGGCGGCGTACTCCACGCGGCGGCTGAACGGCAACGTAACCGAATGCATGGTTATCCGCAGGGCATCGGATTCGACGACGACTACGATAGGCTTTGTAGATGGAGACATCGACGAGAGCGCGATAGAAACGTTTTGCACGGGTACGACGTGTACCGTGGTAACGTGGAAAGACCAAAGCGGAAATTCAATAGATGCAAGTGCGGTGACGGAAGGCACAATATATGATTCAGGAGCTTTAAAAAAGATTAACGGAACGCTGTACATTGACGGCGGAACATATGACGCATCTTTCACAGGAAGCTCAACGGGGCATCTTTTTATGACATTGCAACGTCCAACGGTCGCAACGCCGCGATATATAGCTACTTCGGACAGTACAAACAAATATTACTTTTATGGGTATGACGGCAATACAGGCGGCACAAGTAGCGGCGTAACTGTTAACAGCTACAGATTAAACGGAACTACAGCAAGCTCTGTAAATAGAGATTTTATATGGGATAACACCGAAAGCCAAACACAGGCAACGGTTGACGTTGACGACAGCAGTTTCATAGATAGGCGTTTGTATTTTAATGTTTTTTCGGCTCCTTATTATCAGGAATTTATTTATTATTCCTCGACAAAATCCACCGCAAACCGCAACTCCATCGAATCCAATATAGGCGACTACTTCACCCAAAACACGCCACTGCTCGACACGTACTCAGGGGCGGCGGCTGCTTATTCCTTGCGGCTTTTGGACTCGACGTATACAGGGAGCGCGGTAGAAGTTTACAACGGCTCGAGTTATGCGGACATCGGTTTCAACGTGTTCGGCGAGGTGGATACGGTTGCACTTGCTGCGCATTGCGGAAGTAACGACGGGTTTGTTTCGGTTTGGTACGACCAATCGGGAAACAGCAACGACGCGACGCAAGGAGTGACGGCGAATATGCCGAAGATTTACGACGGGACTACGGGCGTGGTGACGGAGAACGGGAAACCTGCGGTGGAGTTTGATGGAAGCGGTGATAATTTTGTAGCTTCATCCGTTAGCCTTACTCAAGCCGCAACCTCAACAATAGTTGCAAAAACAAACGACTCAAACGTAAATTATTTCTTTGATGGTGACGATAGTACCAATCGTTTATTAGCTTTTCAAAATAGTACGGCTGACGGATTTAGTTTGTTTGGCGGTTCTATTCTTGCATCAGGCACAAAGAACACAAACCAAAACCTGCACTTCGCTTTGTTTAATGGCGCTTCTTCTACCTATCATTTGAATGGAAATTCAATAGCAAGCGGTAACCTTGGTAGTAATTCTGCCGATGGTATAACGATTGGAGCGCGTTATAATGTAGATGGCAACGAATTAAACGGTAATATGCAGGAGCTTATTTTTTGGGACTCGGACCAATCCAGCAACCGCACGAACATCGAGGACAACATCAACACCTTCTATTCAATCTACTGATGCAGTATATCATAGTACTTCCAACCGCCACGCAGACAAGCGAACGAAGAGCGTACCAAATCACGCGAGAACTCTACAACATCTCGCGGCCCGTACTCATTCAGGCAGAAGGCGAAGCGGCTTCCACCGTGTTCGGTATCGTAGTCCACCCCGACGGCGTACAGAACGCGCTGCAAGTGGATACGGATTACCTGATCCACGTTCACGAAGCGGCGACGCTGGAGAAGCTGGTCGCTTGCTTTCCTGAGCTGACCAATGACGAGCGGTTTGAGCTGAGCGCATACGTGCAGACGAATCACAAATTTCCGTTCCAGCACATCATACCCAGCACGACGACGGTGCGGGATCATGACTACATGGTGCAAAACGGTTGGTTCGAAACTGACGAAATTTAAATTCAGTAAATTGCACCCATGAAGGTAACGATTCAAAAACCCTACAACAAAGACGGTTGGAAATGGCCCGCCGGTACGGTTGTAGATGTATCCAACAAATTTGCGGCAAAGCTCAAGAAAGGCGGATACTTGGACAAGCCCGAAAAGACAGAACCAAAAAAATCTAAGAAATAATGGCCCAAACAACAGGCATCATTAACAGCTCGTCCATTCGCGTCTTTTTGGGCACGACGGACGACAGCGAGGTAGTAGTTGACCACGTAACAGAATGCAGCATCAGTATGTCCACCGACATGCGCGACATCACCACGAAAACAAGCGGCGGTTGGCGCGAGCTTTTGCCCGGCCTGAAGTCGGCAAGCCTGAGCCTTTCCGGTTTGTTTGCTGAGGATGCTACAAACGGTTTCAACGCTTTGGTAGATCACCAAATCGCAGGCGACAAATTGTACGTAATCTTCACGAACACGGGTTCGGGTTCAGCGGCTAACGCAGGCGACGAGCAGTTCGATGTTGCTGGATACATCACCAGCCTCGAACAAACCGCAGGCGTTGAAGACAACGTAGGTTTTTCAATGACAATCGAAGTTACTGGCACAGTTGTACGCGAAGTAATTGCGTAATAACTTCGCTGCATGGTAGAAATTAAACTCGACGGCAAGACGTTTCCGGTTCGCGCTACTATGCGAGCATGGAAACGCTTTGAAGACAACACCGGCAAAAAGGTTGCCGAGGTTGACAGCAACGACGTAACGTTAATTCCTGAGCTGGTTTATTACTTCGTTCAGGAAGGTTGCAAGGCGCAAGGCATGGCGTTCGAAATGGACGTTGACGATTTCCTCGGACTGATTGAAATTGCCGACCTGCCTGCACTTAGCAAAACCGTTGCGGACTGTATGGGCAATCAAAAAAAAACGAGGGCCAAGGCAAGCCGTTGAGTTGGGACGAAATTGAGGAAATGGGGTTAGGCCAATTGCGGCTTAACCCCGTTTTGCTTTATGATCTTACGTTCTCGGAATTTGGTAACGCCATGCGCGGGCACTACAAACAAATCGAAGAACGCGAAAAGGCGGAATGGGAGCGTACGCGCTGGCTGGCTGCCATCGTAGTAAATCCACACGTAAAGAAACGGATAACGCCGAAGGATTTGGCAACCTTCCCGTGGGAGCAGAAAGAAAAGGCCGCCGACGGGTTTAGTATCTTGCGTTCATTAGCACAATGACATGGCGAAACTAGGCGATTTAATTTTACGAGTTGGCGCGGATACTTCGAAGCTCAACAAAGACCTTGGCGACGCTCGCAAAACCATTGCGAAGAACACGCGCGAAATCCAAAACCTAGGGCGCAACCTTACGGTAGGAGTTACCGCGCCGCTTGCTATTATGGGCGCGACCAGCGTGCAGGCATTCCGCGAACAAAATAAAGCGATCGCACAGGTCGAAGCCGGTTTAAAATCGACGGCCGGGCAAGTCGGGTTTACTTCTCAGGAGTTGCAAAAGATGGCGACCGATTTGCAAAACAAAACGCTGTTTGGCGATGAAGTTATTTTAAAGGATGCCACGGCGCAGCTTTTGACGTTTACGAATATCAGCGGCCAAAACTTTGCACGCACGCAGCAAGCCGCCTTAGATTTGGCTACGCGCTTGGACGGCGATTTGAAGGGCGCAAGTATTCAGTTGGGCAAAGCGTTGAACGATCCAGTTGCAAACCTCAGCGCGTTGAGTCGTTCGGGTATCCAGTTTAGCGAAGACCAAAAAGCGGTAATTAAAAGCCTCACGGAAACGGGCAACCTTGCCGAAGCGCAAACGCTGATACTGGACGAATTAAACAAGCAATACGGCGGCAGTGCAGAAGCAGCAGCCGAAGCCGACGGCGGATTCACGCAGCTCGCCAATTCGTTCGGCGATTTGCAGGAAGAAATTGGCCGTCTTTTGGTGCAGTATTTGCGCCCAATTGTAGACCGCTTAAAAACATTTGTGCAGTTTTTGCAAGGAACGAGCGACGGCACAAAAACTTTGGCGCTTGCCATTGCCGGCGTTGCTGCTGCCATTGGCCCTGTACTTTTGATTTTACCCAACCTCGTAAGCGGTATAAAGATGGCGCGCACGGCGTTCGCTTTGCTCAATACTACAATGCTTGCAAACCCGTTCGGCCTCGTTGCCGCTGGGCTTACGGTTCTCGTTGGTGCAATTATTATGCTGACCGACGAAACGAAACAAGCGGTAACGGCCGTAGATGCGCTTGCAGAAGCCAACAAAGGTTTGACGCTTGAAGAGCAAAAGCGCAATATCGAAGAGCAGATAAAAAAGCAGCAAGAAATTGTAGAAGGTTTAAAAGCCGAACGCGACACGAAGCAAGCAATTGTTGACGAAGGTTACGGCGGTAAGGCGATAAAGGAAGCGAAAGAATCCGCAGCAGCGTACGCGGCAGCTACGTCCGAGCTGGACGAGATGAACGCGATGTTGACCAACGTGAACGAATCGTTGAACAGCAACGCGGAAAGCAACAAAGCGGCGGCAGCGACTACAAACACGCTTACGCTCGAAATGGTCAAGGCATCGGCCGAAGCCTATAAGTTGCAGCAGGAATTGGCAAAGCTTGGCACGCAGGCCGACGAGTTAGTAGATACCGACGTCAATTTAAACGAAGCCTTTTTTGGCAAGATTGAGCCGGATTTAGAGTTATCAGAATTCGATTTCGTTGATGAGGTTTTCGGCGATGAAGACGAATTAGCTGCGGCAGGCGACCGTATACGGGCTACGGCAGCAGCAGCACAAGCAACCATGCAACAAGTTGCCGCGAATATTGGGGGATTCTTTACGCAAACATTCCAAGGCGTAATTGCAGGAACAACTACGTTTAAGGATGCTTTGTTAGAAGCCCTCAAGGCCATTGCAATAAAACTTGCTGCAATGGTTGCAACTTTTGCTGTATTGTCGGCATTCATTCCCGGTTTTGCCGGTACGGTTGGCGGCTTAAAAGGCTTCGTTAAAAGCGGTTTTGGGTTTGGTATTCCACAGTTCAGCGAAGGCGGCATAGTAAGCGGCCCGACGCTTGGCCTTGTCGGTGAGTACCCCGGCGCAAAGACGAACCCGGAAGTTATCGCGCCACTCGACAAGCTGCGAGGCATGTTGGGCGGGCAGCAGGTACAAGTTACCGGCAAGATCAGCGGCCGCGACATATTGTTAACGAGCGAACGAAATGCAATTGACCGAAACCGTGTAAGAGGATTTTAATGGCTGACCCGATACGACTACAAGCAGAATTTACCGACGACCTCGGCAACGATTGGCAGGTAAATATCCACGACAGCGAGTACGTTGGAAGTATCGTGCCCTTTAAGCTGGGCGCGGATGGTTTTGTGCTGCGCTACAGCGGTAACAACGAAGACCGTTACCAACCCGTAATTGGTAGCGAAGTAACGTTTACGCTGACGGAAGAAAACAGCGACCATACGACCTTTATGGACTTGTTAGCCACGAACGTCGAAGTTCGGTTTTCGGTAAGCGTTCGCAAAGATCCCGACGGCACTGATGAATTTTGGTGGGGCGGCATCTTGTTGCCTGAACAGGTGATTCGGCCGTTTGATTATTACCCGATTCAAAACACGCTTACAGCATCTGACGACCTTGGCAATTTGCGCAGCGTCAAATACAACAACGGCGGCAGTGCATACACGGGTATTGAGTCAGGCGTTGAACACTTGTTAAACTGTTTAAACAAGACGCGAGCCACGCACCTATGGAGCACGGACGACTTTCTGTACTATGTCAATGATTTTGACAGCACCGATTACACAGGCAGTGACCAGTTAGACGACACGCGCATAAGCCATTACGGTCTATACAACCTTGACCAAAACGGCTTAAATCAATATTACAGCGCATTTGAAGTGCTCGAAAGCTTGGCGCGCGTCTTTAACGCCCGCGTTTTTCAAGCACAGGGGAAATGGTGGTTTTTGCCTGTAGGCGCGCAGAAGTACAGCACGACGCTTACGGTAGAAGGCACGCAGAAGGACGGCACAGCACTCACGCAGCAAAGCCTTTCAGCCGCCAAAGCATTCGACAGCAATTTCGAACGCTTGCGCGGTTACGAATACAGCTATTTAGCACCACTCAAGACGGTAACACGTACGCGCAGGTTCAACGGCAATTTGCCCGTAATACAGGACAACCTGTTCACCGAATCGCAATTCGGCACGACGTTAAGCGATACGGACATAGATTACGACAGTGGTACAATTTTGGCCGTCAGCGGCACGTTCAACTACACTTATAACGGCGACGGTACAAGCACAGGCAACGACCGTGTAAGCCGCGTAGAATTAGAGTTCACTATAAAGATTGGCACGAAATATCTGCAACGAAACGTAACGTATGTAGGTTCGCAACTTGTATTCAACGGCTTTGGCGACGCTAGCGAATTCCCGTACGAATACGCGACGCATTCATACGGCGATACAGTGTTAATCAGTTCGCTAAACACGTACACCATAGTCAGCCCCATATTTGACAAGCGCGACGGTGAAAGCCTTTCCATTCCGTTTTTTATCGAGTTGCCAGCCTTAGCTACTGATGAAAGCGGCCTTGATATAACCGTGGACATCAACGGCATTGACGACACGGGTGCAACGGATACCGATTTAACAAACACCAGCGACGCGGATTATGAAATCGTCGTCCTGCGAGCCGACGTAATTGGCGACGAACCGTTAGGCGATACCGTAAGCTTTACCGCTACGAATAGCGATACGGCACGCGCCGATCTCGACCAAGGCGAAGTTCTGTTCGGCGATTATCAAACGGTAAACGCTGACGGTACAATAAGCTTTATCGAAGGCGTAACACAAACCTTTAGTACTTCATGGCAGTCGCTGAACTACACGGGTACAGGAAAAAGCATTAACAAGCTTGCAGTTTATGAAATACTGGGCGGCCAAGTAAAGCCGACGAGAATACAACGCGGATCGGTTTACGGCTTACCGATTTACATGTGGCAGGTTATCGACGACACGGACGGCGATTACGCTTTATTCGAAATGACGTACACGGCACGCAGCCTTACGAACGAAGTAGAAGCGTTTTTAATTAGCCGCGACGTTACTACGGTAACGGCTGACCAAGACGACGTAAAAGATACGACCACGCCAATAACGGAAGCCGATGTAGTAAAAGCTGCGACCGCGTTCCAAGCTTCAAACAAAATGCTTGGCGATGGTTACCGAGGGTACGGCAGCCGTGACCATCGAGTGAACCGTACAATAACCAACAGAGACGGTTCAACCGATAGTGTAGATGACGAAGATTTGCACATCATGAATACGTGGACGGGTGGCAATGGTTCGGCTACTTTGTACCTGCCTAAAATCGGCCAAAGCCACGGGCGTATTGTTCAGTTCCATAGCGACAGCACCATAAGCGCGAATACATTTGTGACGTTGACAGTAAACCCAAGCGACACAGGCACTACGATTGACGGCGCGAGCAGTTACGACTTTAACCGTGCCTACGATGGAATTACTATCTTAGGGCACACCGATGACAACTGGTACATAATCCAAAAGAAAGAAAAATGATGTATGAAATTATGCTGGCTTTGTTGCCCGTCGTTGCCGGCATTGTGGGCGTTTGGGTAAACCTAAATAGCACGGTTGCACGATTGAAAAGCCGCGTGATTCAACTCGAACTTGAAAACAACGATTTTAAGAACATCGCCAAAGAGTTGTTAGAAAGCGTTCACCGGCTTGAAATCATGATAACCAAAATGCAAAAATGATTTTCGTTATTTTAGCGACAGTATTCGCCAACATGGTATACAAAGCCCGCGAATACGGACGCGCTGACATTGCTGACCTGATAATCGCAATTGCTGCACTCGCAATAATTTTGTTTTGAGATACTTCAACTATCATGAGTTTGACAGCCCCGACGCAATCGGCAGCGGCGAGCACATGATGGACGCAGATTTTTTAGAAATGCTGGATCGTGCTAGACACCTCGCTGGCGTCAGCTTTCGTATCAATTCGGGCTACAGAACAAAAGAGCACAATAAAAAAGTAGGCGGCAAGCCGAACAGCGCTCACACGATGGGCTGCGCGGCCGACATACATTGCGTAGACAGCCGCAACCGCTGCTACATACTTGGCGCGCTTTTAGAAGTCGGTTTCAATCGCATAGGCATTGCAAAAACCTTCATTCACGTCGATAACAGTTACGACGCCAGCCATGACGAGGATGTAATTTGGTTATATGATTAAAGAACACCGGCCGAGAGTAAGCGCGCAGCAGTACAAAGCCTTGGACTTCATCCGGGCAAACGAACGACGTATCTTGGTTGTAGGTGATTTGCATTGCCCCTTTGAGCTTAACGGTTATTTCGAATTCTGTTTGCAGCAGTACGACAACTTTAACTGCAACCACGTCGTTTTCATTGGCGACATCCTCGACAACCATTACAGCAGTTATCACGAAACCGACCCCAATGCGCTGGGCGGATCGTACGAGCTGAACGAAGCCATAAAGCACGTTCGCAAATGGGCGGAAGCATTCCCCGTTGCCGATGTGATTATAGGCAACCATGACCGGCTAATAATGCGCAAGGCGTTTAGTTCGTCAGTTCCGAAAGAATGGATAAAGGACTATAACGAGGTATTGGGCACAAGCTGGCATTGGTGCGACCGTAAGGAATACGACGGCGTGCAATACGTCCACGGTGAAGGCGGCACGGCTCGCAACAAAGCAAAGAACGATATGCAAAGCACGGTGCAAGGGCATATACACACGCAGGCATATTGCGAATGGATGGTCGGCAACAGCTTTAAGATATTCGGCATGCAGGTAGGTTGCGGCATCGACCGCGACAGCTATGCGGCGGCGTATGCCAAGCACTTTAAAAAGCAGGCGATTGGGTGCGGCGTAGTGTTGGGCGGGCATACCGCTATTAATTGCCTGATGCCTTTGTAACTTGCGTTCAAATTCTTAAACATGGGAGAACTTATCCAAACGTACTGGGCCGAGATTGCTTTGGCGCTCATGGCCTTCGTAAAAGTTATCGTAAACCTTACGCCGACCGAGGCCGACAACAAGGTATTCGGCTGGCTTGACACGCTTATAAACGCAATTGTTGCCGACCGACGAAAGGAACGTCGAGAAGCGCGAAAAAATGACTAAATTGCAGCCGTGTAGACATTGAGAAGTTACAGGTTTGTTTTTGTTTCAGCAGCGAAAAGGGGTTACCTAACGAGGTAGCCCCTTTTTTTATGCCCTAAGAAAAAAACCTCGAAAAAGTTTGCGTAACGAAATAAGTTGCGTATCTTTGACTCAGTCAAACAAACAAAAACAAACGACATGAACAACGCAAGCAACATCTACAAAGCAGTCGAATTGGGAGGAATGTGGGTAGCAGAAGCCAACGGCAACACTTGGACGGGCAAATACTACAAAACCCAAAAAGCTGCACAGCGCGCTGCCGACAAAATGAACAAAGTTTCAGGTTTGGCGTAATGTGGCGCGAAGGCTACGACTACCCCAGCGACGACGAAGAACAGGAAGACGATTTTTTCGAGCGCGCCGATCACGATTACGAACAACTAAACGACAAGTAACATGAGCAAACCAATTTGCGTACGTAGCAGCGTACACGTAAAGCCAACAAGCGACTTCAATGCTTGGCAGCAAGAACTGGCCGAGGAACGCCGGTTCGAACGACTGATGCAACAATTTAAAGCCGACTTGGTTGCGGCCTACACAAAGCGAAACAAATGAGCGCAATTGACGAACTTAAAGCGTTATCGGACAAATACGATATGCGCGCCGACCATTTCCACAAAGACCAACGCGGCTTTGTGATTATGACGCGCCGAGGCGTCGAACACGTCCAAGCCAAAATAAAGGCCGTGGTGACCTTTGAAACGGTGCCTGAATGGTCAGACCCCAGCGAAGGGCGTTATTGCGTTAAAGCGCACGCAAAATGCGAAATTGGGCACGTTGAGACATACGGCGAGGTGAGCAAAAGCAACAACCGCAACCAGTACCCAATTGCAATGGCTGAGAAGCGAGCGCTGTCTAGAGCCATCCTAAAACTCGCAGGTTTCTATCAGCTTGAAGTGTACGGAGAGGATGAACTTGAGTGAACTGGACGCCTTTTTTGACGACGTTGAGGCGGATTACTGGACGCATCAAGACCGCCTTAAAGATTATGCGCTTTTGTTGCTACGCAATAGCACTATGCGCGACGACGACGATGGCCTTATGGATGAAATCATTGACACATATCCAACCGATGCGCGATGGCGTGAGATATTCGAGCGCTTGAAGCTTAACCAACTACGGACAATCGACCTGCCGAACTGGTCACAAACAGAATTCACTAAATCCTATAAAAAACATGGAATTAACAATTGAAGGCGTAGTGCGCCGAGTAAACCAGCCGCAAGAATTTGCAAGCGGCTTTCGCAAATGCGAAGTTCACGTAGAAGTGCCTGACGGCGAATACAAGGATATTTTCCCCGTCGAGTTTATTAAAGACATGGCCGACGAAGCCGGAACGCTTACGCCCGGCATGCAAGTAAAGATGCGTTGCAACGTACGCGGCCGCGAATGGGACGGCGGCGAAAAAGGCTGGCGCGCTTTTATGAGCCTGACCGTATGGAAGTACGAGATTTTGACAGAAACGGACGAGATGAAAGCGCAAGCCGCAGCAATCGAAAAAGTGGCAAAAGACGATGCATTCCCGTTCTAATTTGAGATTGGTGGTAAAGCTGCCCGAACACAAAACGCAGGTACGCTTTGAAAACCTCAAAAGCTGCCAACGCTACTGCCGCGATCTGTACCAAAAAAATATTAAGTATGAATGCTACTTCTATTATGAACCTGAAACAGTTTTTGAAACATCACTTTGAGAACCTCGATGAAGCCGCGGAAGTGATGGACGTAAGCCGGCGCACCGTCGAAAACTACATCTATGTGAACCCGTGCGGCATCTTAAAGCACAGCGCCAAATTCGTGCAGCGCAAAGATGTCAACCCGCTGGACTTATTCGACGCGGTTGCGGAAAGCATGGAGCAGATCAATGAAACAAAAGCGAAGCAATGATTAAACAACCTCTAACATCTACACAAATTGAACAGGCAAAGGCCAACGAAAGAGCCTTACCAAAAACGCTTAAATATGACGTAAGCGGAAACATAACCGAAAACAGGCAGGCGGGTTGCATAGGCGAGCTTGCTTGCGCTTTGTACCTAGGTTGCGAGCTGCAGCACGACTACGAATATGACATCGTGTTAAACGGTTGGAAAATTGACGTGAAAACTATGAAACGTAAATATGATCCGCGCGAAGATTGGGTTTGCCGTATACCGATTACCGGGCACATGCAAGATTGCGACATATACGTATTTGCAAGCGTAAAGCACAAAAACGATGCTTTTGCACCCTACGCGCATTTGTGCGGTTGGGCGTATAAACACGAAGTGCAGAAATGGCCGCAAGTAAAGGAAGGCGACCCGTGGCCTGAAGCACCGGGCAAAACGGAAAAAAGCGATGCCTACAAAAGCACCTACGCCAGCTTGCACAAAATGGAGGCGCTACGCTGATGCAACGCAAAGGTATTTTCATACCGTTGGAGCTTTGGAATCTTGGCGAGCTGCACCCTAACGAACGGGTGTTACTTGCCGAGGTTCTAAACTTCGAATCGCAGGGAAAAGAATGCTTTGCAAGTAATGCGCACTTTGCCAATCTGCTCAACGTATCAGAAGCGACCGCACGCGGATACATTTCCAAGCTTTGCAACGCCGGTTTTTTGATTCGCGAAGGCGACAGATACAACCGACGACTGCGTAAATCTGCGCAAACGAGTGCGCAAATCCGCGCAGACGAGTGCGTAAAATCACGCAAACGAGTGCGTAAATCTACGCAAACGAGTGCGCAGAATTCAGCACATAATAAAACAGATAATAAAACAGAGAATAAAACACTTAATAAAAGCGCGCATACGCGCGAGGTTGTTTTACCCTTCCAAACGGATACCTTCGAAAGTGCATGGAACGAATGGAAGGAATACAAGCGCACCGATCACCGATTCAAATACAAAACCGCCCAAAGCGAACAGCGGGCACTAATCAAACTTCAAAATGAACACCCCACAGAAACAGACGCCATCGAAGCCATCCACACAGCTATCGCCAACGGTTGGAAAGGGC